CCGTTGTATTGGTGACGATTTTCGGCAAGCCTCAAACGCACCATGCAATCGTTATATTTCTGTTGTTTCTATGAGTTCATAACCTGCATCTCTTCCAAATGTGCAGGCAACTTTGTCTTTATCGTCTTGGTACGAAAATCTGTAAGTGCAATTGTCACAATAATACTTTACGCTCGCAGTTCTACGCAGTCTCGGACATTCAACAAATGAGTTCACATCTTCCTCACTTTTTAACATAATTAGGCACAAATTTCAAACCTTCATATATCCCAGATTCACGATAATACCGTACTCTCATTCTTGCTTCTTCTAGGTCAGTTACCATCTCGTAACCACCAGTTGTCATAATCCTAAATCCCATAATAAAAACACCTCACATTTTAAAGATATTGAGAATATAAACAATAACAATATAACTTGCAATCTTTTTTTATTGTCGTTGGAAAATAGTTCAAATTTCATAAACAAAATACTCTGTAATTTACTATAAATAAAGTACTTAAAAATATACTCTACTTATAGTAATTTTTTATGCTGTTTTTATGTCACAACATACTCTACTTATACTAATAAGAGTATATCAATAGAGTATGTGGTACTTAAATTTAACTTAATTTTAACTTTTGAGTATATTCTGTTTATATCAATTTTAGTTAAAATTTAAGGAATGTACTTTGTTTAGTAAAATGGATTCGTTGATATTTATGGAGTTACAAAAAAAGTGATTCCTTAATTAAAAAGCTTTTTTAGAAACAGACTATTGGGGTACTCTAACGCTACGGAGCTCTCAAACTTTTTTTTGAAAAAAAGGTAGTATAGTCTAACTTTTTGGATGTATATTTTTATACAAATTTTAGTACAAATTTTACAGGAGTTTTTGATGCAAAAAAAGTCAGAATGTTTGATCCAATCCGAACTCATTTCAGTGGTCAGATTTCTTGAAACTGGATTGATTGATGGGGTAGAACCGATCGATGAATTATCATTACTTTTCCACATCGTAAATGAAGGAAAACGATCGATGCAGGAAGGTGCATCTTTGAAACGTCAAGGTATGAAATCTGGGATTCCCGATCTATGTTTTCCGATAGCTTCACAGGATGGTAAATTCTGTGGATTATGGTTAGAAATGAAAACTGATATTGGTAAGCTTAGTCAGAGTCAGATTGAGTACATTGGGAAGCTCAAGAAGCATGGTAATCGTGTTGAGGTATGCAGAACGTCCAAGAGTGCCATTAAATCGATTATGGAGCATCTTGGACGTTATGATGTGGTGAAGTTGATTGATGAGGATTATGATGCTATTTTAAACCCAATTTAACACCGTTAATGTTAAAAGAGACGTTAAGTATTACCTTAACGTCTCAAATCATCTAAAAAGTACCTCTCCTTTATTTTAAAGTCTATTTATTATACTGAATATTACTTTAGTTGAAACTCCAAACATCAGACTCAGCTTACGTAATGAATAATTCTTAGATTGATAAAGTGTAGTAATTTCCAATTGTTCTTCTGGGCTCATTTTGCATCTAGGGTTATGTCTAGGTTTTATTCCAAAAGCTTCATCCACACTCCAACCTAAATGTAACCTAGATGAAATTTTTGAGTAATTTAATCTACGCTCTTCACACCATTGAGCTAGAGTTTTTGTTGTTCCATTTATTGTGATCTTTGTACTATTGCTTTTGTTATTAGCTTGCTCTTTACTTGTAACCCATCTGCAATTATTAGGTTCATAATCACCATCGTTATCAATTCTATCAATCGAGTAATCTTCTGATGGAGCATAACCCATATCTTCCACAAAATTCTTTATTGACTCAAGCCAGCGATCACAAACTTTAATACCCCTACCACCATAACGATGATAATTTTTGTTATTTTCGTTGTAACATCTTTGCTTCATTGACGTTAATGTTTTCATTTCTTTCGTGTAAGTAAGCCCATGATGAGGTTCTTTAATAGGTCTTGGTTTCTTAGAACCTATTTGTTCTTTGATTACACACTTTGGGCACAAACCCATAGAATTTTTAGCAGTTAGTCGTGATCCTAATTTTGAAAACTCATTACCACATGAACACAACACATTCCATCGAACCTTACCACATGAATCATTCTCAGCTCTTGATAAAACTCGAAGCTCACCAAAAACTTTACCAGTTAGATTGATAAAAGCACTCACAATACACCACCTTAGTTAGATATTAACTGTTACCTTGATTTGAAATATAAAACAAGGAAACAGGTAGTGTATCATATTTCACCTGCTTTATACAACTCATTCTTGTATCTCCTATGGTTTCGCATAGCTTCAGTGTTCTTCTCACGATTATAGTACTGCTTTGAGCCACCAGTAGCGACTCGTTGAGCATAGTTAGCTTTCTGAGATTCTGGGTTTATAATAAACCCAATCAATCTACGAGATACATGAAACTCTCTTGCAAGTTGCCTTTGGGAAATCCCATCACGTTTATAACGGAATAGGATTTCTGTCTTCTGATCTGCTGTAAGCTTTGCAGATCGTTTTAATTCTGTGGGAATGAGGATTCCTTTTTCTTCGCATTTGTATGGCATATTAAATCTCCAAAAGTGAAAGAGCTTTGTTTACGTCTTGGTTGTTAATGCAGATGTACCGATATGTCACCTCACTTGAGCTATGGTTGAGGATTCTTGAAATTACTTCGATTGGTGTACCATTCTCAAACATGAAACGCACTGAGGTCTTCCTGATTGCATGGCTACTGATCGCTTCAATACCACATTCACCTACAAACTTCTGCAAGTTTGCGTTCACAGCAACATTGCTGATCGTACAACCATCGAAGCGACCAACAGCTTTGCGAGAGTAGAACAACCCTGCATCTCTTGGTCGTGTTGAGAGTCTGTTATTCTGATAAACCTTGTTAAGTGCATGGATCAAGCGATCTCCTTTGATCGGTATGATCCTATGCTTTCCTGTCTTTCCTTCATTATACTCAAGAGTCTCACGTACATTTCCTTTCTCATCATAAACGTCACCGATCGTAATTGTTTTCAACAGATCACCAACTCGTGTAGCTTTCATAAGCAGGAGAGTGATCGTTAAGTAGTTCCAGTTTGCATCTTGCTCAAGTGAATCGATCACATGATTGAGCTGTTCCATCTTCAACGGTTTGGTAGTTACTGCACACATAAGAAATTTCCTTCGTTAATGTTTCTAATGGTTAATATACTCTATTTATAAACAAAAGTGAATAAAATTTTACCGTTGAAGAGTCGAAAGTAATTTTAGCAAAAACTTTTGAGCCGTTAAGTGTTTGAAACTATTGTATTTACGTTGTTATGAATTAGTGAAAATAAATTTTTAGGATTTGAAATAAATTAGACTCTAATTGATTTCTGAATCGATTTGATTTTGAATGTATTTACGACATTATTTCGAAATATTATGTAAACTTGTAAGTTGTAAAACCGTAAAAATTTCAATCATGTTTCTAAATAATTGTAAGACAATAACTTATAACAACCACAATTTTAGTTTTAGTGATTCTTGGACTGTTGTAACTAAGTAACATAATGATTTAAAATGTTTTAGAAAAACTTAAAAAATTTTTAGGGAATCGCCAGAACTCTCCTTATAAGCACTTATAAGCGTTTCCCCGCCGAAAATTTGGAAAATCGGCAAAAATGATCTGCCGACTTTTCTGAAAAGTGATTGTATACCGATTTAGTATGATTATAGGTAGGAAGCGTAGGAAGCGTAGGAAGCGTAGGAAGCGTAGGAAGCGTAGGAAGCGTAGGAAGCGTATACAAGTTACCAGAACGAAAAAAGGAAGCTTAAAAAGCTTCCTTTAATCATTTAATTCTGTTGATCCTGTTTTATCTATTGTGCCATAAAATAACCAAATAACATACAAGCGAGACCAAAAGCAATTGAGCCGATAATCAATATAAGTATTATAATTAGTATCATTTTTATTACCCCTTTTATGAGAACCTTTTTTTAGATTTGACCCAAAACATGCCAGATTTGCAAATATCTGTATTATTCATAAATGCAATAATTTTTGTAAAATAACCTTTACATTTTTTATACTCCTGCGATTTTTCATAATCACTATTTAAGTATACTTTACCGTTTATTTCATAACCAAAACAGTATAATTTTTCAAAATCTAATATGGTTCTAATTGTATAGTATGAACCTCTGAAAAAATTTACAATATCAGAAGTATATTCATTAATCTTTAAATAGTTCTGTAGATCGATATACTTTTGTATCATTTCGTCATGGGTTGATTCATTCTCTTTAACATCTTTTAAAATACGATACATTCCAGCCGTAATATTTTGTTGTAAATTCATTCTATTTAGAGAATCTAATGATTTTTTTCTTGTACTCATTTTAACACCTCATCTTTTTTACTTGTATTATTTATCATGTTTAATATTCCATCGATCAATACAGAACGTGATAAAAATCTACATTCAAAAAGAATAGAGATATTTTGTTCTATTTTAAGATCAATGTATTTTTGTTCATCATTACACAGAGCAATGTAAATTATGAATGTACTATTTTTTATCTTTTTAAATCTAATAATATTTTCAAATTTACAAAAAAGATCTTCCACTATTCCAAAATCTACAGTATTGTGTCTAGCTGGATTACTTATACAAGAATGTATACCACATTGAATAGTTTTTCCATTCTTGTATTTTCCAGATAATAATATAGATGTACTCATTTTTTTACCTTATTCCCTTAAATTATTGCGGGTGTATTTTGTGATAAAACAGAACACATTTTACTTGTAATAAATCCTAATGATTTAAGATTATGAATGATATTGTAGTTCGTATACTGAATTATAGAATCCACAAAAAGCGGGAATTACTGCATTTTTTACTGTTGTTATACTCATTTTTTAAATCTCACTTTTTAAAGTTTCAATATGTTTTTCAATCGATTTTTTATAGTTCTTTAATTCAATAGAGATTTCTTCAAGATCTGAAAAAATGCTATATATATCCTCATCTTCTGGTAATTCGTAACTATAATCTGACGAATCAAATTGATAGTTTTCTGTAAAGTATGAACCATATTCAATTTCTTCTGTAGTTTCAATTTCCAAAAAATTACAGTCGTATAAATACTCCATTATTTGTGTTTTATAATTGTAATAGTTTTGATATTTTACAGAAAGTACATTTTCGTCTTGTTTGATTTTTTCAATCCAGTTTTCAACGTCTTTCTCATATTTTCGTTCCATTGCGTATCGTGTCGCATCGGAATAACAATTACAGATAGTACTATCCAAATCTGAATTTATCCGACTTGAAATTGCATTTTCAGCAGTGAGTATTTTTATGATTTGTTCAATACTCATTTTTGTAGATTTTGAAAGTAGTTTGATACATTCACTTTTGATCGATTCAAAATCATAAATATTTTTCTTTTCTATCCAATTGTCCATGAACCAAATTTCACAAATATCTTGTATTGTGCGATTGATATCTTTTCTACCAGTGTTGTAATTTGAAAAAAGATCAGCTATTTTTATTTCGTAAGTACTCATTTTTATTACCTTATCCCCTTTAAATTATTGCTGGTGTATTTTGTGATAATACAGAACACTGTGCACTTGTAAGAAATCCCAATGTTTTAAGATTGTGAATGATATTATAGTTAGTGTTGAAGTTCATATCCATTCCACAACCGCTAACTGTTATACAATCTCTGTTATTTCGTGTTTCGCTATATCCTAATGATTTGAGAAAACAAGAATATTGCCGATAGTAACTATTGAAAGAAGTATAGTAAAAGCTTCTTGACATTCCAGATTTTGAAACTGATTTAACGACACAAAGCATTGATTTGTTTTCTATTGCGTTGATCCATTCGATAGAATCACGGATAAACAGTTTAACATTGCTTTCAAAATCACCGTAGTATGAAGTAGTGATACGTTTTTTGAGTTGTGTATTTTTCTCAATGTTCGCAATGATTGTAGTAATCTGTTTTTCTGTTAATTTCCGCATTTTAATACCTTACTTCCTTTAATAATTACGTTTAAAATATTGTGTGTGATGTGCTAGTATTCTGTACTATTTCCAACCTTTACAAGCTCTGGAGCTTATATAAAATCGTGCTGATTGATCACTCATTTTATACTCTCGTAACATCTTGACAGCTTCAGAATACTTTTCAAACTGGTCTACAGTTTCAAGCCCAAATCTATCTTTTCTTTGAATGTAGTTCATAATACACAACTCCCTTTTTTATAGAATCTAATAACCTGCCGATTTCCAATTCTGTACACAATACAGATACATTTAGAATCACTGATAATTTGCATGATCTGTTTTCCCCTTTCTTACTTTTGAATAAATACAATTGAACCGTTTATGTTTTTTACTACTGTTGATCCTGATTCAATAGTGAGCTGTTTATGTGCTATTGGTTTCAAAGATACCGTTTCACATCTTGCCATAATAACCAGAGTAACGATACAAATAATAACCAGTTTCACGTTTTCCATAATTCCAGATCCTTTATTTAATGATACGAAAGAATACAATAGTTGCCAAAATCGAATAATCATCTTTTTCATTGAATGACATAACCAACCAACCTTTTTAAATTAAAACACTCACTCACTATCAACACTTACAATATACTCTATTTATAGTAATAAATCTATAGTTATTTTATCATGTTATTCTATGTATTATATAAATCAGTAGCTTATGAACTAAAATATATTTTGTTTATTATGTATATTACTGGTATTGTGTGTAATTATATGAATTGTGTGTAAGTATATATGTGTGTGATTCATGCTGAATATAGGATCATATGATTAGTTGTGTAGATTGTGAGGGATTGGTGATTGGTGGTGTACTTGCTTTAAAGTTTACATAATATTTTATTATACGACATAATAACTATAAGCTACTGATATAAATAAACATAGATTCAAGACAGGTCAGCAGCTCAATACTTTATATATAAGAATCTATATTCTTATATATAGTGTATAACTACATGATACTGGAGAACATAGAACGATCAACAGAACTAATTTAGGCAAAAAGTTTCACGATCCCCTGTTTAACCATAACTACAATTGCAACAATTTTAGGTATTAAAGGAAGTATATTCCACCAAAACAAGTCGTGGATCAGGAAGTAGGTCTAATCATGTAAAGTAAAAGGATTCTATAATCTCTATTTTTTAAGAGTTTATAGAATCCTTTTTAATTTTTGAGAAATTTTTAGGCTTTATACTTTGTTTACTTTTGAGGATCAAATAGCTTTGCAGGAGTTGTTACTTCGGAGTTTAAGAAGAACTCTAAGTTATCGAAGTTGAGGATGCTTGATCTGTCTTTAACCTTTAGGTGAAAGTCAAGCTGACCAAGATTCTTTACGTATTGATCGTAGAGCTTCTCAAACTTTGGATGTATGTAGAGCCAAGAACTAAACAGAGTTTTGTTCATGTAGAGATGAGTCTTTCCAGTATCTTGGAACTCTATTTGAGCTACCAACTCTCGGTATAATCGATGTGCGACATTGTGACGATGGTGATAGGATGCGACCCTCTGCATCCACTCACAATTTTTACACATTGGATATTTACCATCGTGAGTCTTGATTGTGTTCTTAAAAGATTTACCATGTTTTTCCATTCCACATTTCATACACTTCTTCAACATTGTATATTCCTTACATTAAGTTTAACAGTTTGAGGTAAAATATGTTTTACAAGGGGATAAATCTCAGTGAAATTATTTATGATATAAACACTGGATTTTATTGGAGTTCTAGTCGTAGAGCTTATGAATTATTTGGTAAGCACTTAACTCGATTTACTGAAGTTAAGACTGATATTGATTGGATAACTTTAGCAACTTCTGAGAAGTACGTTAATGAAGTTTACATGATTATAAATGTTGAGTGGAGTAAAGAGGATTGGATTAAAGCCAAGAATCTTGCGAGCAGAGAGATTGAGATTGTTGAGCTTGGTAAGAAGAAAGAATCTTTTATTGCTTCGGGAATTTTATCTGATGAGCAAGAGATTGAGTTAAAGCAGAAACAGAAGTTTCTTAAATGGTTACTTGATTCGAAAGGTATGCTCACCAAAGCTTGTAGAAAAGCACAAATCCCCATGCAACAATATCGAAGCTGGATGCAATCTGATGCTGATTTTGTTCAAGCAGTTACGGAAGTTCGTGATACGATTATGGATTCTGTAGAGGAGAAACTAATTGAATCTGCTGAGGAAGGTTATATGCCAGCGATCTCTTATTTCTTGGATGCAAGAGGTAAGGATCGTGGATATGGTAAGACCACAGGAGATAAAGAGCAAGAATCTTCTGAGCTTGATCTATCTTTACTGACGTACCAAGAGCAAGAACAGTTACAGATATTGTTGATTAAAGCACAACCAAAAAGTAAACAAGTATTACAATTGAAGTAGGTTTGGTGATTATGAGAAGTACAGAAGAACAGAATTACATAAAATCTCGTGAGAGACTTATTGATAATTTACAGAAACGAATTGATATAACGAAGCAAGAGGTAGAGTACTACTCAAGTTTGTTCACCAATAAGACTGAAGAGTTACAGATTTTTAAGGATAATTGGGATCGTGAAGTACAATCACTAATAATCTATAAGCAAGGATTATCTGGAAAATGAGTGTGCTCAGAGGATTAAAGATTCCATCAGTCGGTGAGATCGAACGTGCGAAAGCTCGTAAATCTCACATAGATTTCATGGAATACACTTGGCAACAGAATGGAGTTCCTTTCATTGTTGGATTCCACACTGAAGAGATTTCAAAATGGTTAGATCAAGCATTTGAAAAATATCGGCGGGGAATATCTTCGTATGCAATGATTCGTGTTCCATTTCGTCATGGTAAGAGTCAGTTGATCTCCCGATCAGCAGTACCTCATTTCCTTGGTGAATTTCCTGAAGGAGAGGTAATTGTCACTTCTTATAATACTCAAACAGCTCAAAGATTCTCCAAAGATGCAAAGACTATTATAGAATCAAAGAAGTTTCTTGAACTCTATCCAAACTCAACACTTAATCCAGACAATAAAGGAGTTGCTGAATGGGGAATGAGTAACCGAGTAGGTGGTACTCTTTGGTCGGGTCTTGATGGATCGCTAACAGGATCGGGAGCAAACTTCGGGATTGTTGACGATCCATTCAAAGGACGTGCTGAAGCAAACTCTGAACTTATTCGTGAAAAAAGATGGGAAAGTTTTACTGAAGCATTTATGACTCGACTTGCACCAGTACACATAGTTCTGGTAGTTGCAACTCCTTGGCATACTGACGATTTCTTTGGTCGAATAGACAAGCGAATGAAAGATGATCCACTCTTTCCAAGGTTTGAATCTCTGACTTTTCCTGCAAAATCGGAAGATTATAAGGGTAAAGGTAAGTATCGTGGTACATATTTATTCCCAGAAAGATTCCCCGACTCTTGGTATGAAGGTCAATATGCTACGCTTGGTGCTCACGCAAGTTCGGGACTCTTAGACTGTTCACCAACTGTAAAAGGTGGTAATCTCATACCTGCAAAAGAGGGTGTAAACTGGCATTGGGTAGATCAGAAACCAGATAAGTTTACGAGATTGTATCGATGCTGGGACTTAGCTTCAACTAAACAACGCGCAGGAAATGACCCAGACTGGACAGTTGGTGTAAAGTTAGCGATCAAGGTTGAGGTTACTAAAATTATAAATCCTAATACTCGAAAGCTTGATAATTTGAAGCAAGTGAGTATTTACATTGATGATATTATTAGAATTAGGGAAGATGCGGTAAATAGAAATAATCGAATGGTTTGGACTGCTTCTAACGATGGACAGAGCTGTATAAATTTTGTTGAATCTTTTGGAGCACAAAAAGATACAGTAGTAACTTTAAAAGGTATATTAGGTGGGAGTCGTATTGTCAAGGGTGTTAGACATACGGGTGATAAAGAGTACAAAATTACGGAAGCTTTAGAAGTACCATTTACGAACGGTACGGTATTTGTGAATCGTAATGTAGATAAGAAAGTTTGGAATGAGTGCTGTAAGGAGCTTGAAGGCTTCCCATTTGCAAGCCATGATGATTTATGTTTACCACACTATTCTTTAATAGGTACGCCAAATGGTCATGTTAAAATAAGTGGAATTTCAAAAGGTGATAAGGTATATTCTTTTGTAAATAGTCAGAGAGTTGTGTCAAATGTAACAGAAGTTGTGTATACTGGTGTTCAACAAGTATATAAATTCACATTAAGTGATAATTCTACATTTGAATGTAACGCTCACCACCCAATACTTACAAATCGTGGTTGGGTTAAAGCTAGGTCTTTAAGAGAGTGTGACCTTATTGCAAAGGATTCTAAATGGTTGAGATGTTCAATGGGTACAAGTTCTCAAATGCAGGTAAAAGATATTATCAATCGACCACTGAGATTGATGGAAGACGTGTTGAGTTACATAGATACAAGTGGGAATTACTCACAGGACTCAAGATTCCAGCAGGTTTTCACATCCATCATATTGATGGAAACAGAGATAATAACGATATTGAGAACTTACAATTATTGTTCGGAGAAGACCACACCCGTGAGCATTACAAAACTACACCGAGATTTGTTAAATGTGGTAAAACGGATAAACACCTTGAGTCAATTAGAATACTTGCTTCGCAAGCTAAAAAAGGTTTATACTTCGGTAAAACAGCTCAACGGAAAAAACGTGTCGATGAAGGACGTGTTATTACTTGCAAATATTGCGGTATTGAAACGACTGTCAACAAAAGAAGTAGGTTGGACACTAAGTTTTGCTCAACTGTTTGCAGGGATTCTTGGTGGAAAGAGGAGAGACATCCTACCAAAGAAGACCACAACTTATGTATCGAATGTAATAAAGAGTTTATTAACAACAAGTCATGCAGAACTTTTTGTTCCAAATCTTGCGAATCTGAGAGAATCAGAAGAAGAGATAGATTACGTTACTATGATAAAAAAAGAAAAAATGGGAATGGTTGCAATGTATAATCTCGTTGTTGAGGATACACATAATTTTGTATCTGATGGTGTAATTACACATAACTGTGATGCTCTTGCTATCGGTGTTAATGAACTTACAGGTAAACAATATAGTGCTTGGTGGGTATCAAAATGAAGGAGATTTTGTGAAAATCAGAGGAATGAGTAAGAATGCTCAGATAAGAGCAGATGGTTTAGAAAACGTACTTTCACGAAAAGGTACAAGTAGATCAAAGACTGGTAATAATACATATACTGGTCTTGAGTATCTTGATTCTACAACAATTCGTGATCTTTATGAATCTGGTGGTATTGGGGCAAAGGTAATAACACGAGTTGCTGATGATATTACTCGAAAAGGGTTTAAAATCATCGGAGATACTGGTGATAAAATCAAGAAAGTATTTGATAATCTTGATGGAACTACAACATTTAATACCGCAATCAGATGGGCAAGAGCTTATGGTGGTGCAATAATTGTAATGACTATTGACGATGGGTTGCTCAATACTCAAGAACTTGATCGTAAACGTATCAATAAAATTGAACGTCTTGAAGTTTATGAAGCAGGTTGTTCAAAAGTTGTTACAGTTACAGAGAAATATGATGATCCCGATGATATAAAATATGGAAAGCCAAAAATCTACCAAATCAACTCAATGGATGGTGCAAGATTTGAAATCCATGAATCTCGTTGTATTCGTATTGATGGTAGACCTTTGGATTCTTTCGGGAAATCAGTAAATGATGGTTGGGGTGGATCAGAATTACAACCTGTTTATGAATCTCTTCTTTCCATGTATTCACAACTTGCTTCGGGTGAAGAAGTACTCAACGAAATGGTTATCGGTACTCTAAAAATACAAGATTTGGACTCACTTTGTATTGATTCTGAAGGTGAAGAACTGCTAAGAAAACGTCTTGATCTCGTGGATATGTCAAAAAGTAATGAAAATTCGATTGCAATTGACGTAAATGAATCGTATGAACGTCATACTGTGAATCTTTCTGGGATGAACGCACTTCAACATAATTCCATGATTCTTGTAGCGGGTAGTGCTGATATTCCCGCAACTTTCCTATATGGTTCAAGTCCTGATGGTCAGAACGCTACAGGAGCTTCCGATAAAGAGCAATACTACGGTAAAATTGATGCAGAACGTCAATATTTGTACAAACCTGCACTTATAAGAGTTCTTGAACTTATTTCGGGTAAAGACATTGACATTATATTCCCTTCACTGCAAGTAAGTTCGCTATATGATACGGCAAGAGCTTTCGAATCTACTGCAAAATCTCTTGTTTCTCTTGTAGAATCTGGGATTATTACTATGTCTGAAGGTAAAAAAATGCTAATTGATACTGCTTTAATCGAAAAAATTAGCATTCTTGAATAAAATTAAATATGTTGTCAAGAGTTTTTAATATATTTTCTCGAAAGATATAGGGGGTATTTGTGGTTGAAGTTATGAGATTCGACAAATCCAGTGAGATTTCTTCGTTTACTCGAACAAGTGAAGGGTATTTGTCAATTTCTGCACCAATCGCAAAAGTTGGGGTGTATAAATATCGTACATCAAGCGGGGGAGTTCGTAGAGAACTTGTCCCCGCCACCACACTTTTCAATCAAGATTCGATAAACACACTAAAACTTAAACCTGTTACAAGAAATCACCCAAATGAGCTAGTATCTCGGAAAACATTCAAAAAGTTTTCTGTTGGTACTGTTGGTGAGACTATTGTGAATAACGATGGATTACTATACGCTAATTTCATAGTAAGTTCCGAAGAAGCAATCGCAAGTGTAGAAGCTGGGCTTAATCAACTGAGTCCTGCATACACTTGTGAACTTCTCGAAAAATCTGGAATTACTGAAGATGGTGAGGAGTATGATTGCATCCAAGTAAATAGAAGTTATAATCATTTGGCTTTGGTTGATAAAGCTCGTGGTGGTGACGAACTAGCTATTAAGATGGATGCTTGTGACAGCGTTGAAATTGAATTAACGGAAACTAATAACAAGGGGACAAGTATGCCTACTGTACGGATTGATGGTGTAGATCATGCCATTGAGAATCCTGCAATTGTTGGTCATATTGCAGAGCTTAATGTGAAAGCCGAACGTGCAGATGCACTTGAAGCCGAACTTACTACTGCAAAAGACTCAGTGATTGCACTGACTGCAAAATGTGATTCGCTCGAATCAGCACTTGCAGAACGTAAGGATTCAGGAGACGAAGATGAGGTCGCAAAACGGGTTAATTCTCGTATCGAACTCATTAAAAAAGCTGAATCAGTTCTTGGTTCGGTAAAAATGGATGATAGCGACATGGTAATCATGGAAGCTGTAATCACCAAACTTTCACCTGAAGCAAAGTTCGATGGATTTGATGGTCGTGAGCGTGAGATTTATGTATCTGCTCGCTTTGATTCATGTATCGAAATGCTTGCAACAAATAACTCACGTCAGAATCGCTCTGATTCAACTCGTGGTACAAATGAGAATACTGAGAAGAAAGACCCAGTACAAGCTCGTAAAGATTCACTTGAACAAAAATGGAATGGGGCTAAATAATGCAGACCTCTTACAAAACAAAACCAGCTATGTATATGCTTGGACTCCCAACACCTAATGCTGTAACTGAGTACATTACTCTTATGCCTACAGCTATTACTCAGTATGGTCAAGCTGTTAAACGTGGTGCTACTGCTGGAACTGTTGCTCCAATCGCAGTAGATGGTACAACTGACAAAGTTGTTGGTGTTACTGTTCGCAGACACAATGATGCTGGGCAGTATGCAATTGCTGAAGAAGCAACTATTATGACCAAAGGCGCAATCGCTGTTGAAGTACTCAGTACTGATACTGTTGCTGAAGGTGAAAGTGCTTACATGATCGTAGCATCAACAAATTTTGGTAAATTCACCAAAACAGCAGGTTCTAATACTGTTGCTTGTGGAGTATTCCAGAGCGTAAAAGACAATGGTCTTGCAGTTGTTAAATTTGACATCGTTGCATAAGGAGATTTAATTATGCCAGTAGTCCATGAAGATGCAATCGATACATTTTTCGTTGCAGAGGAACTTGAGTCAGTACGTGACGAAGTTTATGTAAAATACCCCGAAGCAAAATACTCATCTTTGATCCCTGTGGATTCAAGTGATGATGAAGGTGCTGAATTTGTTGGGTACACTCAGTATGATTCTGTTGGAGCATCAGCTATCGTTGCTTCGGGAACAACTGATTCACCATCAGTAGATGTATTTGCAAAGAAATTCTTACTCCCTGTTCACGAGCTTGGTAACAACTATCGTTATGACTATCGTGAGATGCGGAACGCTAAAAAAGCTGGTAAGAAACTTGATTCTGCCCGTGCTCGTGTTTCTGCGACTTCTATCGAACAGCATCACGACCGTATTGCGATGCTTGCTGATGGTACGAACAACAAAGAATTTGGTGGAATGTATGGTATGGTTTTCCATCCAAACTTCACCAAAGTTTCGGCTTTGAAAACTTTTGCAAGTGCAACAGCTCTTGAAATCATTGCTTACTTCGGTGCAATGGTTGCTAAGATCGTTACCGATACAAAAGGTATCTATCGTCCGAATACTTTTGCAATGTCAGACGAAGTTTATGTAGAACTTAACTCAATCCTTGTACCTAATACGTCAATGACTGTTCTTAAATTCCTCAAAGAAACTTACAGTGATTTCACTTGGGAAACTCACTACGTTCTTAACAATGTTGGTAAAAACCCAACAACTAACGCAGTAACGGCAACCCGTGTGATCTTGTGTTATCACAAATCACCAGACGTTCTTCGTTATATCCAGCCGATGCCTTACAAAACTTATCCAGCGGTTATTGAAGGTCGCTCGATCAAAGTTGAAACTGCATCAACTTCTGGTGGTGTTGAAGCAAGACAGCCTTTGGCAGTATTGGTTTACCACTCGTTCTAATTGTGTAGAGCTTAGGAAGCTTCATTTAGGTGGAGCTTCCTTTTATGTCAAATTAACGTAAAAAGGATGTTTATAAGATGATTACTTTGAAAAATACTCTTGCTTGTGTGTTGGTTCTTGCGGGAATCTCAATCAAACCTCAAGACAATGAAGTCACAAATGAGGAGTTTGAAGCACTCCAAGGTTGTAAAGATTTTACAGACCTTACAAAAGATAACAAAATCTTTGTTGTAATCAACGAAGATGAATCAAAAAATCCTGTTGAAATCGAACCAAAAGAAACCGAACCAAAAGAAACCGAACCTACCAAGATGAAGATTGCTGATCTTCATGAATATGCGATTGGTCTTGGTATCGAGATTCCCGAAGGTGCAAAAAAAGACGAAATTATTAAATTGATCGATATGGTTAAAGAATAATATGGCTGACATACTTGCAGATGAAGTAATTCTATTGCGAGCACCTAAATATGCGGGTGATCCTCGGATCACCCCATTTATTGCTCTTGCAGAAGAATTTATTGGTGATAAGATTCCACAAGTCACACCAAGAGAATACGCTAAAGCTCTGCAAGTTCTTCATTGGTTGACAATGGATGATCGTGTTGCTGGTGGTAATACTGGTGTTGGTACGATCAGTGAAGAAAAAGAGGGAGAACTTACAATTAAGTACTCCAATAATGGTATGAACATTATGACTTACACTTCAGATATGAAAGCAGAACTTGGTCAGACTATTTATGGTTTGGAACTTCGAGCTTTTTATCGTAAGTACATACTTCTACCAAGAACAAGATTCTGTTAAATGTCAATCTCTGTCAAATCACAAACAAAAGTAATTGACCACGGTTATAAAAAACTTATGACAAATCTCACGAAGCTTGGAACAAAAGAAGTACGTGTGGGTTTATTTGAAGATGATCAATCAGCTGATGGTACAATGACTATGGCTGATTTGGGAACATTGATGGAGTATGGTGATACATCACTAGGTGGTTATATACCACCACGACCATTTATGAGAGATACTGCTGTTAATTACGAAGATCAAATCGGTGATTATATGGTAAGTATTGTCGATGATATGATGTTCCTTGGACTTGATGCAAAGCAGGTTCTTACTCAAGTCGGGGATAATTATTCTGACATGACTAAGACAACAATAGAAAGATTTAGTAATCCACCGAACTCAGTAGCGACTGTTGAGATGAAGGGTCGAAATGATCCACTTGTTGATACAGGTAAGATGAAAGATTCCGTAAAATTTAAGGTTAGTAACAAACTATGAAAAGACAACAACTCACAGTTACTCGCAATACTCAAGCTTCAGTAGCTCCTAATGGTGACGTTGTTCTTGGAACACCTACAACTCTCACAATACTTGCTTCTGTACAACCTGCGGATCGCAAACAGTTAGAATCATTCAGATTTCTCAGAGATTATAAACAATTGTACACTTTGTACTCATCAACAGAATTAAACATCGCACAAGCGGGAAAAACTGAAGCAGATTTTGTGTCGATCTACGGTAGAGATTTCGAAGTTATTACTTGTGAATCTTGGCAAAATGGTATTCGATCTCACTATAAAATGATCGTGGGGCGATAATGGCTTTTGAATCAGATTTCCGTGTAAGTTTAATAAGTCTCATCAATACAGTATTACCATCAGTTCCTGTGGTTAGAAGAAATCAGAACGTATCACAAGTTGCAGATATTGCTTCTGGTGATCCAATGATGGACATAGATGTTGAAAGAATCATAAAAGTTGGTACTGATTATACTTTACCGATCACTGAAGATGGTACACTCTATTGGTGTGGTGATCGATTAGTTCAAGTATCTCTTGAATTATTCTCACCAAATGCTCTTGATAAAATGACAAACTTTCGAGATATTCTTGAGACGTATAGTTATCGTGAGAAGATGAATGCTCTCGGAATTATGGAACAACGTGTTCACAGTGAACCAAGAAGCACCACAAGACTTCATGGGGAAACTCAGTACGTTGAAAGTGCAATATATAGTACACGATTTCATGCTACAATTTTGTATATTGATGCTGTTGGTATTCCATCAGAATCAACCATTGTAAAAGTTGGAATGATTGAGCATGGTGAGATTACGGGAATGGGAACAATAACAACCTTTTAGGGAGGTGAATTATATGAACAATGATGCAAAAAGAATTGTAGACATTGTAATTACACGAGAATCTGCTGGTGTGGAAGGTGCTAATTTTGGCACACCTCTCTTCATTAGTAAGACGAAAGCTGTAGGAGCTTTTGAGCTTGGAACATTCAGTTCATCAAAGGATGTTGGTACTCTGTACACAACTACTTCTGCTGAATATTATGCTTCTGTTGCTCACTTCAGACAAACAGGTGCTCCAAAGAGTTTCAAAATTCTTCGACCTGCTACAGCAGACAGTATGACAGTTGCACTTAACAAAGTTATCGATGTTGATAATCAGTTTTACGGTGTTCTTGTTGAAGATTTGTCTTCAGCTACAGTTATCGGTGAAGTTGCTACTTGGTGTGAAGGTAATGGTAAATTCCTGTTTACTGGTGATAGCGAAACTCTTCATGCAAGCGTAATTCTTGCAACAGATACTTTGTCAATCCCAGCAGTACTTAACGCAGGATCATACAAGAAAACTCATTGTTTATACAATAAGAATCTTCGTGTAGCTCTTGCAAAAGAAGCTGGATATGCTGATGTGGCTCTTTGCTCTTACATTCTTGGTAAGAAAATTGGATCATATACTTTCGTAAATAAAACTCTTATTGGTATGACTCCCGATGTTGTGTCAACTACAGTAATCGGTTATCTTAAAACCAAGAATACTTCATGGTACAATAAAATGTACGGAGTTGATATTACTGAAGGTGGTCGCACTTGTGGTGGTGTTCTATCTGATTGGGCTGATGTAGAAATCGGTATCGATTGGTTAGGTACAACAATGCAGGAATCAGTACTAAATACTGTTTTCAGTGCTCAGAAAATTGCATATACTGATGATGGTATCGCAACACTCAAAGGTGCTGTACAAGTAGTACTTGCTCAAGGTGTAACTTATGGGCTTCTTGCAGGTTTCACAATTGATGCTCAGTCTGCATCAAGTCAAACCACCGCTGACAAAAATAACAGAGTTTACAATGGTTTGAGTTGGACTGCTACACTTGCTGGTGCAATTCACTCAGTTACAATTAACGGTAAAGTGAGCGTATAATAATGGCACTTTTTCAATATTCGGCTCGTAATGTAACGATCAAAATCAAACCGATCAACCCGCTTTATAAGCCTTTTTCGGTTGTTGGTTTTGGTGAAGGTGAATTTCTCACTGTTGAACTTGCTGACGATGATTACACAACGGTTTCAGGTGCAGATGGTCTTGTAGTAAGATCATTCAAACCAAACCCTATCGGTAATTGTAGTCTTACTCTTCAACAGACTTCACCAAGTAATGATGCACTTACATTCCTTCGTAACAAGGATAAAGAAATCATCGGTGCAGGAATCTTTACTCTTGAAGTAATCGTACCACCGATCACCAACGATGTAACTCAGATTGCAGGTATTCGCAGTGGATTAAGTACTGTGATTACAGCAACAGGTTATATTTCAAAGATCGCAAACTATACTTACGGTAAAGAATCTGGTGAACGTCAATGGGGTATTACTCTGGTAAATCCTGTATTTGAACAGGATGTACTCGATGCAATTTATACAGCGATTACAACTGTAGCTACCGATGTTGGTATTGCACAAGGTATGATTAACTCGAACTAATTAAAAGTATTATTTAAGTTTAACTACGGAGATTTAACGTGGAAAAGATTATTGAAGGTCGTAAAGTATTTGTGAACAAATGGGGTTTCTTCAAACTCCTTGAAACCAAGCGTAGAATCCTTTCGATTATTGGAGTCGGAGCTTCTGAGATAAGCAAACTTATTTCGGGCGAAGGTGATACCAATGATGAGTCAGTTGGAGACTTCCTTGGACTTATAATGAAGATTATCAATAATCTTGATGCTGTTAATTTGAAGTGGTTTGCTGAAACTATGCTTTCGGGAGTTACTGTTGATGGTGAGGATATGTCAGATAACAAAAATGCTGATATGGTTCTCAGTGGGTCTACTGCGTTATTCTACAAAATTGTCATGTTCTCCTTGGAGGTGAACTACGGTGATTTTTTGGCAATGATAGGACTACAGACCAATTCAAAATCCTAAATGAAGTTGGAATTAAAGACCGCCTTAGAAAATCTGGGGTGGTCTTTTCTGAAGATGGATTAGAGGAAAAGTTCACCAAGAAAATGACTCGGTTGATGGGAAACTACACCGAAGAGTTTAAGGAAGAACTTCTTGGATATAATCTAGTAGTCCGTGGGTTGTGTACAGTATCAGAATTAAGAACAACAATGACTTATGAGGATGTTATTAAGTGTAATGAAGCACTTCTTATTAAGTCCGAATTAGAAAGAATAGAATAATGGTTGTAAGAGAATTAGTAACAAAATTATCCTATGTTGTAGATAAATCTGGATTAGCTGATCTTAATAAGAATCTAAAAGCTCCTGCAAAACAAATCTCTGACTCAGCTAAACTTGCTAAGTCAGAGCTTTCCGCATTATTCGCAAAAGCAAAACAAGATTACCAATTCAATCGTGCAAAATACAAGAAGAATGTTGACGATATTCGAGCTGAAACAAAGCAGAAGCTCCAAGGCGAGAAAGCTAAAGCAGATCAAGAAAAAGCAAATGATCTCGCAAAAAAATCAAGATTCAAAGAATTTGCAAGACTTCAATCAGAAGTAGATAATCGTGCTAAAGCAATGCACAAAGATTTGGTTCGAGCAATCAATGCTGAAAAATCAGCAAAGTTAAAAGCTGATCGTGAAGTTGCAAGACAGCGGGTTGCTGAAGAGCGATCACGTCACTCACTCGCACTACAAAATACACGTAGAGAAGCTCAAGCAGAACGTGCAAAGCTTAAAGAGATTCGTGATGCAGAACGTGCGGATAGAGAATCTGGAACTAAAATGGATCGCACGGGTCGAAGAATCGGTCGTGCAGGAATGGCTATGGGTGTTGCTGGTGGAACTATACTTGCACCACTTGTCGCTGTATTCTCAAAAGGAATAAAAGGATTATCTGATCTTAGAAAAGCTCAAGCTTCTTATGGTGGATTACTTGGCTCTAAACAGCAAGGTGTTGATATACAGAAACAAACAGAGCAGTTTGCAATAGATACACCACTTGAACAACAGGAGATCGACCAAGCTGGAAAAATGCTTGTAGCTCAAGGTGTCGCCACCAAGGATTTGATTACCAAGATGAAAATGCTTGGTGATGTTGCAATGGGAGATTCTGATATATTCTCACGCTTAACAAATCAATATGTGCAAGCTATGGGTAAAGGGATGCCACAATGGGACGAATTAAAAAGATTCGGTGAAGCTGGTGTACCAATACTTCGTGAAATGGGTAAGAAATATAATCTTACTCAAGCACAACTTATGGATATGTCAAAGAATCGTGAAATAACATTTAAAATGTTTGACGATACTTTACAAGACATGACTACCAAAGGTTCATTTAAAGATGCAATGGCTCTTCAAATGAATGAGATTGGCGGTAAGATTGCACAACTTGTTGATAACATAAAGTTATTATTTAGAGATACTGTAATGGTGTTTGAGCCACAAATAAAATGGGTTGTGTCGCAACTTAATGGAGCTGTCACATTTCTTCGTAAATTACCAAAACCAGTTATTGCTTTGGTTGCTTTAATAACAGCAATTAGTGGATCATTATTACTATTTGGCGGTTTGTTAGCAGGAATGGCTTCGGGTATAATCAGTATTATTGTACTTCTTAATGAGATAAAACTTATATCATTATTGAAAGGTAATGGTGTTGGTGGAACTCTTGGTAAAGGTGGTATGATTGTAGGAAAAGGTGGTGCTATAAAAGGTGTGATCGCTTGGCTTCGTGGAGCTGTTGTTGGAATATCAATGTGGTTCTCGCTTATTGCACCTATTGTAATGGCTTCACTCCCAGCAATCGCTTTAGCTTTAGGATCAATCGTAGCAATACTTTTCTTGATTAAGAACTTCTTTGATCGAAGAAATAAAGAATCTCTTGAGAATACAACGATCAGGACTGATGTAGTATTCTCACAACAGAAAACAATGATGGCTAGAGCTTTCCAAGCTCCAACTGCAATGACTATTGATCTTAAAGGATTACCCGAAGGTACTACAAGTAGACAGAAGCAATTCCTTGAATCAATTGTTGGAAAGAGTATGACTGATTATCATAACAAAATTTTCATGGGTTTGCAAGCAGATACAGTTGGGGTAAGATAATGTCGATAAGCTATCTGATTACAAAATTACCTAGAATCGGGGCGATCCAAGTTGATAGCAATATCACTGAAGATTTCTCATTTACAAATGAAGTTCCCCAGCATCCTGTTGAGTCGGGATTTTATATTTCCGATGCAATTATTCATAAGCCTATGACGATCAGTATTGAAGCGATTGTATCTAATTCACCGATCTACGATAATGGTTTGGTTGATACGAGTACAAGAAGACCTGATAATGCTTACAATGCGATCGAGAGACTTGCGAGAGGGTCAGAGCTTATATCTGTGGTAACTTCTGTGAAAACTTACAGTAATATGGCGATCACTGATGTAAGTGTTCCGAGAAGTGCTGATAATGGCAGAAGTCTAAAATTTACGATCAAATTACAACAAGTTATATTACAATCCGCAAAGTACATCATGGATGAATTTAAACCAGAAACAAAGACTACTGGAACTGTGAGTAATCCTACACCTTATGAGGTTTATAAGATTGATGAGCTTGCTAATCTTAATAATGGTATTCCGATACAAGATAATACTCGTAATGTATTAACAATGCCAAGTGGGTTATCAGAATGATTAAACTTATTGAACTTGAAAAATCAGTATCATTCTCACGAGTTATGGGTAATTATAACTTGAAGATACAGTGGAATGATTACGCTAAATTTTGGTATTGTGATATTACAGCTAAAGATGGTTCGATCATCGCAAGCGGGATAAAGCTTCTGATGGGTCGAGACTTAATAAGAGGTATTCCACAAGTTTCTGGTTATCTTTGGTTGCGTAACTCGACAATCTCTGAAGATACTCCAAACTTTGATGCAATTGTAGATTACTACTTTTATTATGATGATGGTAAATAATGGCATTTTTCAATCGCTCTATCTCATTCAACTTATCTGTTTCTGATGAAGCAGGTAATGTTGCAAATGTAGAATTTTCGGGAAATATTCATATCAGATTTAATGTTATAAAGAATCAAAAAGACTCTTCAAATACAGCAACAGTAGATGTTTATAACATAGCAAGCGAGCATAGAGCTTTCTTAAATACAAATGCTATTGGTAGATCAAGTGCTACAATTTTCGCAGGTTACGGTAACGATAAACAACTTCTGTTCGCAGGAGATATTGTTGAAATCAAGGATCAATTAAGTGGTGCTGATCTCGTAACTTCATTTGAACTTGCCACAGGTTTCAATGCGAAACAAACAGGTGAAGTTTCAATGACCTATGATAAGGGAACTTCTCTCAAGAGTATGATCTCTGATCTATCGAAGCTTGTAAAAGGTCTTGAGTCGATCGATCTATCTTCGATGAAGGATAACGATATTTACATTCGAGGTATTTCTGTAAGTGCAAATCCGCTTGATTTCATAATGCGGGAACTTAAATCAAAAGGTTATAAACCTGTTTTAACTGATGGTAAAATAAAAGTTAAAAAAGGTAACGAGCCTACAGGAAGAGTCCTTGTGATCGATGGAAGTTCTGGGATGATTGATATTCCCGAACAAGTTACGATCACTGAAGATGAGAATGAGGTTGTTGAGGATGCAGTTAATGAAGAATCTGCGGAATCACAAGGTTTAGCAAAACCGACCAAAGCAAAGATCGGTTATCGTGTAAAGACTCTATTAAATGGTGGTATTGCAATAGGTGATGCAATTATTTTATCAAGCAAGCGACTTGGTATCAAAAATCTTCGACTTTACGTTGACAACATAACTCACGAAGGAAGTAATTTCGACACTGAGTATTACACAACAGTTGAAGCATTTTTACTTGATACTTCGGGTCTGCTTTCAGATCAACAAATTGCTGAAGGGTCGGGATAATGATTGACGTATCAAAAGTAATCAGAGATGCAATAACTTCACACATAAATGCGATCCATACATCAACTCCTGCGAGAATCATTGCAGTTAATGATGATAATACTGTTGACGTTAAACCACTAATTTCTGTAAAACAGGGTGGTAAGTTTCGACAACTCCCAATACTTCAAGGTGTACCGTTTCTTACTTCATCAATAGGTTTGAGTGGATTATTCCTAAGACCCTCAGTTGGTGATGATGTTCTTGTGGTATTCACTGAATCAAATATTGATAATTACTTAGCCAATCGAAATTATTCAACATCCTCTGATGCCAGAAGATTCTCACTTAATGATGGTTTTGCAATCATGGGTATAAGTGATTACAAGATTGATGATGGTATAGGTGTTACACTACGTTATAAAAATGCTTCGATCGATCTTAATGATGATTCACAAGTAGTGTTAAACGGTGGGTCTGACAGTGCGGTAAGTTGGGATAAGTTTAATACAGAAATGACCAAGTTAAAAGCTGATGTAAGTACAGCAATCACAGCTCTTGGTGGTACAATAGTACACACATCAAACTTCGATCTATGTAAAGTTGAGGATATAAAATTATGACATTACCAAATCAAGATGTTCGACTTGGTATTACAAACCTATATCTTAATCAAGAAATTGATGAAGAATGGGATATTGTGATCGATGAAAATGGTCAACTTGTTACTGTCACAGGTCAAGAGTACATCATACAGAAATTGCTACAATTATTCAGAACGAACAGTGGTGAAGTTATTACAAACACTGAGTATGGTATTCCTTACATGACAGAAATTCTCGGTGTGAAGAATCCCGATCTTGCGATAATTCGTAACCTTTTTGTTGATGCAGTTATGAGTAATAAAACACTTATTGATTTAGGTGTAACAAAGTGTGATATTTCTGATGTATTTTTAGATTCAAGTACAAGAAATCTCACTGTTTCTGGTATGACAATACTTACCAAATATTCTACTATTAACATTGAGGATTTTGCAATATGAACTATGGGATAACCGATAAGGGTTTTACGACAAAGACTTTTGATGTACTACTTGCGGAATTATTTGCATTGTGGTCACAAGCTTTTGGAGCTATTGATACTGACCCCGATGGAGCATTTGGGCAGATCGGCAACTCTCTTGCTTTCACTCATGCAAATGTTTGGCAGATTGTTCAAGATTTATGGATGCAGGTAGATTACCGTACAGCAATTTCATCAAACCTTGATCGACTTGTGGCACTTATTGGAGTCTATCGTAAGAGTGCTTCAAAAGCTCAAAGCTCAATTTATCTTGGTGGTGCTAACGGTACGTTAATTCCCGAAGGTACAATTGTCAAGCAAGCAAGTACAAATATTTCTTTTGCGACATCTTATGACGTTACATTGAACAAATCTGCTTGTAATAAATTCGAAGTAAAAATAGTTTCACCTATTGTTGCTGGTCAAGATTATGGGTTTACCTTGAACGGGATTCAAGCGGTATATGAAGCTCCATCAATCTCAACACCAGTGCAAGATATTTGTAATGAAATTATTTCAGTACTTTATGCTAACCAAGTTATGTTTGACATTTCTTCAGCAGTTTTAAACTCAACAAATAACGGAATCATTGTAAGTTGTAGATCACCATTCAGAACATTTTCACTCACAACACTCTATGGTGTTACTTTAGAGACTGTTTATAATTCTGGTTATTGTATCGCAATTGCTGATGGAAAATCGGTTATTCCTGCAAACAGTATAACTACAATAAACCTACCATCGATTGTTGTAACAAATCCTGTAAATGGATCATCGGGAAGCGATATTGAAAGTGATATAAATCTTCGTAGACGTGTTGATAAAGCAACACAACTTGGATCAAATGCTACAGCGTATGCGATAGAATCTAAGATTTGGAATAACGTAGAAAATATCAACTCAGTGAATGTTTACACAAATCGTAGTGACGTTACAGATTATTGGGGAAATCCACCTCACTCAGTTCAAGTAGTTGTCGATGGCGGTAGTGATGAAGATGTTGCTACTCAGATATTTAATTCAATCCCTGTGGGTATTAACACTTACGGTGATACTGCATATTCATTGACTGTTCCATACTTAAATGATCTTAGAACAATCTACTTTACACGAGTTAAGATTCTGTTTGGTTGGGTTAAAGTTATAATCCATGAGAAAAATACTGAAGAAGAATATCCTACAAATGCAGAAGATTTGATGAGGAAAGCGATCTATGATGAAGCACTTAAATCAAGTGGTTTGGGTCGTGACGTAATTGCTCAGAAATTCCTTGCATCAATCTATCGAGTAGTTAGTGGATTGAGTAATGTTGAAGTGCTTGTAAGTGTTACTGGATTAAATACAACTGATCCAGAAACAATAGCAGGTGATCCAAATAATTATACATTGTCAACATATTCGTCTGGATATAAGCCAAAAGTATCGGTAGCCCCAACAGATTATGTTGAATGGTTAGATGCTTACAACGTAGAAAGAATTAACATCGAAGATCGGACATTGTAATGATTAACTATCGTGGAATAAACCTACACACCGAAGATGATTTAGAGCCTTGGGGTAATGAAGAAGCAGAACACTTTAAGGTGATCATCGATTTAATACTTGATAAGAATCACGAAGGTCTTATTGGTTTACTTGGTGGTAATTCACAAGGTCATTATCATCTTACTTTACAACAGTACGAAGCTCTTGCAAGCTTTAATATTGACATTACCACTAATATGTTACCAGTTGGAAGTATTACAAATGGTATTATTGATAGTGGTATGTCTGTTGTAGATGAGGATCTTAGACAATCAATTGAGTCTGGAGGCAAAGGTACGTATCTTAAAAAAGGTACTAGCTATGTAGGACTTAGTACTTCGGGATTTGTTGATGTTAGATCGGTAAACGATAAACGGTTCTATGATAGTGCGGATGAGTGGAATATTACAGGTGCTCCCACGGTAATTGATCCTGCTGAAGAACTAACTCATGCAATTCAAAAAGGTCAAGTTGATGATAAGCTAGACATTTCACTTAACACTATCCCCGTTGGCGATGGTGCGAATGGGTTGGTTGATAGTGGAGTAACAGTTACC